TTAGCGTACGGCTTTACGATAAGGTAGAGCGTCTCGCAAATCTGCTGATGGACAGGGAGGAAGACCCCAAGAACGAATCTCTGGAGGATACCTTCAAGGACATCGCGAACTACGGAATCATCGGTCTTCTACTACTTAAAGACCAATGGCCCAGCGAGGAGCAGCTAGAGTTTGACACCTTCCACGGTGTTATAGAACCAGAAACAAAGATAGAAGTAACAACAGAAACAGAAAATGTATAAGCCATTGATTGCAATAGTGGGCCATAGCGGCAGCGGTAAGAGTACGTCGCTGCGTAACCTAGACCCGAAGACAACCTATATCCTAGACTTGGAGCGTAAGGGTTTTCCTTTTCCCAAGGCCAGTAGGTTCAACATCGTTCCGGTAGAGAACGCCAATGCTTTCCCAAGAATGCTGGAGAAAGTTCTAAAGGAAGACAACTGCAAGACCATCGTGGTGGAGTCGTTCACCAAGTACGTGGAGCAGGTACACACGCTGGCTACAAACTCGTTCAAGGGCTACGATATCTGGTCGTTCTACAACAGGACTATCCGCAATATGCTAGACTCCATCAAGAACGACAAGGCTACGATTATCTTCACGGCGGTAGACGACATCGTGAAGATTCCACAGATCACAGGTGGTGAGACCTCGCATCGTAGAGTCAAGGTGCAAGGTAAAGTTCATGAGGGCGCAATAGAGAAGGAGTTCCTCATGGTGTTGTTCACCGAGGTACGCAAGAACGAGAAGACTGAGGAGATGGAATACTTCTTCCAGACTAACACGGATGGAGTTACCTCGGCCAAGACCCCAATGGGTATGTTCGACGAACAGCTCATCCCCAACGACATCGTTGCGGTACTGGAGAAAGCGGAGGAGTATTATGCCTGAAGATATACCAAAGCTAACACCCGAAGAAACCAAAGAGTACATACAATGGGCCAGAGATAACTACCACTCCAAGGTTGGAACCGCAGGTAAGATACGGGCCTTGTGGCATCCGGTGGTACAGCAAGAGATGCACCGCCTGCACCTGAAGCAGTTGGCAGCGATAAAGCTAAAGGTCAAGGAGATGGGCGTAAAGAAAGCGGAGAACCGTTACGAATGACAACGTACCAAGACCTGTGTAAGGTAATGAAAAACAACCCCAATATATTTCTTGGGCTTGACGGAGACAGAGAGCTAAGGTTCAAGGAGTGGCTACCTGAAAACATGAAAGTCTACAATGCTTTTGTAAACTTTGCGCTAGAGTTAAAGCGTAACGCCTGTAGAGACTACTATTCCGCAAGGGCAATATGGGAGCGTTTGCGTTGGCAGTCTTTGATAGAAGATACCGATCCAGACTTTAAGCTTTCCGATTCTAGTATGCCATTTGTTTCATGGCTTTCTATGGAAGCTGAGCCAGAGATGAAGGGTATGTTTCAAAAGCGGTTGGCAAAGAGTGTGCGAGAAGAGCAATTAAAAATAGAAGCTGCGCGTTTGTTTGAACAAGCTACTATATGCCGAGAACTAAATATGACGTTATGAAAAAGAAACCAAGGGTAAAACTAGGACGATTGTTTGTGGTGTTTAACAACCGCAAACACAAGGCAGCTAACAAGTCGTATATCTTTACATACCTTGAGGGCAAAAACACACCTGCTCCGTATATGTTCACGGACAGTCAACTAAAGGAAGCTAGAGAGCGGGCTATAAAGAACAGCGAAGACTGTCTCCCGTTGTCTAAGTGGTGGAGACTTTGGTAATGAAAGCCGAGAACAAGCTCTATCACTACAGCGCAGAGGTTACACGGGTGGTTGACGGGGATACCGTTGACGCCTTTGTAGACCTAGGCTTCGATATGCACTCCAAGCAACGGGTAAGACTGTACGGTATCAACACGCCAGAGTGTCGTACCCGTGACAAGGTCGAGAAGGTTGCGGGTCTTGCAGCCAAGGCTAGGCTGAAGGAGATGCTTAAAGAGAACAAGAACAAGTGCGTTATCAAGACTCGCTTGGACAAGAAGGGAAAGTACGGTCGCGTGTTGGGCGTACTTTACGTAGACGACAAGGACTTAAACAAGGCTCTTGTTAAAGAAGGCCACGCTACGATATACCACGGTGGCTCCAGATAAAATTTCCCTATGAGTGTAGGGAGAATGTGTACAATACACTACGATAAACATAAACTACATACATAATAACTAATGGCTAAAATCAGTCTTAAAGATATTACGGAAAGTTCGGGTAGGCCTTACCTCCCGAATGGTACATACACGCTTCGCATTGTCGAAGCCGAGCGCAAGGTCAGCAGCAAGGGCAACGACATGGTTGCCATTGTAACTGAGATTGTCGAACCCGCAGAGGTTAACGGGCCTAGGGGCTTTGTTGAGATCAGCGGTGTTCAGGTTAGGGACTACCCTCTGATTCCCTCTCGGAGTCTTAAGGAGTATCACAAAATCTTCGACTTGGCTGAAGAGTTCGAGTTGGAAGACTACGACGAGATCGCTGAGGGTCTCAAGGGTAAAGCATTTAAGGCTGTACTCTACACGAAATCTGAGGCTAGGATGGATGAAGTCACGGGCGACCCGATGATCGATCCCATAACCGGGCAGCCGTTGGCGAATTATCGCTACAATGTGGAACGCAGGTTAGAAGCTGCGGAAGACCACGATATGTCTGGGTTCTAGTCTCTAACGAGGCTTGCGGTATGGTGCGTGGAGAGATTCCGCGACAGGTTTATGAACGGTAGTATTCATTCCCTTCTGAAACAAACGCAAGCCTCACTTACAGAAAATAATCATGAAAAAAGTAGGAAGACCAAGATCGGATAGTAGGGTAAAGCGTTATCGCTCTGTTATGATACCCGAAAGTTTGCACCGCAAGTTGAAGATTAAAGCAATACGCAATAATCTACAGCTCAATCAGTATGCACCTCGCTTGTTAACCAAGGCGCTACAACACGAAGATGACAGTCTTTGAACAGCTAAAACAGGGGCTAGACAGTTTGGCTCCTGACAAGGTACAGGACTGCGAGGCACTAGCGCACAGGTTAAAGGAACTAATGGCTAAGGTGTTGGTTGTTGGCTACAAGGCTGGCTTCCAAGATGCTGCGTCGTTGGTTATGACCTACGCTGACGATCACTTCAAGGGCAACAAGGAGTGGAATACGGAGTCTGAGGAGATCGCCACGGAAAAGCTTATGGACTTGGAGTTTCCATCCGATGCGCCACAAGCCGACTGAAGCATACTCAGGCTTAACTGTTGTAATCGACACGCCCTCGCGGTTTGACCGCTCCGTTCTTATGAGTGGCTACGCGGGGGCGTTTTTCGATTCTACACTTGCAGTTAGCAGGGAGTCTTGTGACTTGCGTACCCTGCCTACAATGGGTGCGGGACTGTTGCCCAAGACTAGGGTTGTGTTGTTGCTTGGGCGTAAGTGTCTGCATCAGTACAAGCCGGGAGTGTTGCTTGATGAGCAACGGGGTAATCCTTGGATGGAGGGGGAGATAACCTACATTGCGTCTTATATGCCACAGGATGCCTTCGACCGTAAGAACTACTTCAACCCCAACGAAGAGTATGTCAAGGGTAGCGATGACGACAAGGTAACTCACGGTAGAACCAAGCGGCAGAACTGGAAGTTTTGGCTGCGTAAGGACTTGAAGAAGGCGTGTCGGTATCTGTTGGTAAAGCCAAGGATACAGGATTTTCGTGAGGTAATCTACCCGGAGCTTGAGTTTGTGGTTAAAGACCTTACGGAGACCAAGGGTAAAGACCTGTTCTTTGATGTGGAAACCATGAGCGACTTGACGCTCACCTGCTTTGGGTACGCGTGGTCAGAGGCCGAGGCTACCTGTGTTCCCATGTACGAAATACCGCGTCAGGCCTACTACTATGGGGGTCAAGGTACGGCGAGAATTTTAAGAGCCTTGGCGGTGGCATTCCGAGACAATACGGTGGTAATCCACAACGCCTTGTTCGACCTATTTGTCATGGCCTACAAGTACGGTATCCCCTACCCCCGCAAAGTCTACGATACCATGCTCTCCCACCACCGGCTTCAGCCCGAAATCGAGAAATCCCTAGGCCATTGCATCTCCCTCTACATAGACCGTGAGTACCACAAGAACGAGGGCGTCTTTGAACCCCGCAACCAACAGCAAATCCTCTCCCTCTACCACTACAACGCCAAGGATGTCATCAGCCTAGCCCTACTCAAACCCAAGCTCGAACTACACGCCAAGCAACTCTACGCAGAGGAAAGCATCCAACAGGTAAACGAAAGCATCACGCCGTATTTGACTGCAATCTTCCAAGGACTCAACTACAACAAGCAGGGTCTCGAAGACAAGATAGTCTACAACACCCGCTACTGCGCCCAGCTCTCTCGGATGCTTAGGTTGCTTGTAGGCTACGAGCTTAACCCGAACAGCCCCAAGCAGGTCTCGAACTATCTCTATAAAGGGATGCAGTATAGGAGGCCCACGAAAGACCTGACGAACGAGAAGACCCTGTTGCAGTTAAGACTAAAGCACCCGAACCCTGTGCTTACGCTTATACTAAAGTACCGCGAGGTGGCGAAGCAGTCGGGCCAGCTAAAGTTTCCACCCTATGTTCCACGTGGAACAACCAAGGAAAGAATTACCACAGCCTACAACTTGGCGGGTACTACAACCTTCAGGCTGGCGTCCAAAAGATTGCTTGGCAGGTGGGGTACAAACGTGCAAAACTTTCCCAAGGATTTACGCAAACTATTCCTTCCAGACGATGATAAAGTATTTGTCCAAGTTGACCAGTCGGGTGCAGAGGCACTCGTTGTTTCTTACCTCTGTACTGAGGGTAACTTTCGCAGTCTCTTTCTTCATGGGATTAAAAGTCATGTGTATGTTGCCCTTCGCCTGTTTGCCGAAGTGTGGTCTACAGAACTGGGCTACTCGGTGGATGAGTTCTGCACTTCGCCAATTGCCAAGGTTAGCGGGTTGCGAG